TGAAGCACCTGTAGGAAAAAATAATCTGTATTGTGATTTACTTCTAATAACTAAAGAATTAATATTGTGTGTTGTTATTTCATTAATTCTAGTTTGTATTTGTTTTGATACAGTTCCTAATTCTGTATCATCAATTCTTTCTGTAGCAGCAATAGTTCTTAATCCATCTGGTGCTAAGAATATAACATCACCACCTAATTCCTGTATGCTTCTACCATCTGTACATCCTATGTTTCTTGTAATAGGAGTTACAGCAAAATTAGAAGATGAAGTTCCCGTTAATTTAAATATCTTATCTCTTCCAAAAATAATTAAACTATCACGGAAAGCCCTTAATCCTACAATCTCTGCATCAACTTTAATTGTACCGCCACCATTGTTGCTAGTAAAATCATTAGTTTCTGTTGGACCCATAAAACTAATTTGTTGTTTATTACTAGAATCTCCTGCAAAAAATATATGATTCTTAAATATTTCTACAAACTTAAAGTTAGCAGTACCACTTGCATTAACAACACTAGTGCTAAAAGAACTATTTAATATTTGTGGATTAGATGTTCCTGTAGTAATAACAATTTTATCTGTACCATCAAAGTTAAATAATCTGTGTTCATAGTTTTGTGTTGGTGTTCCTAAACTTGTAATAGTTGATGTCCAACTACCTGAACCTGAACTTGCTCGATGTATACTTCCACCTCTACCTGCTAATACTACATCATTAAAGATAGCAGTAAAAACAACTCTTTCACTAGATGCAGATACTTGAGGAACTATATTAGAATTAAACTTTTCAGTTCCTAATATTTTTTTATATCCACCTTCAATATCTGGCTCAAAGTTTTGTAGCTGTAGTGCCTCACCCGGAGACATAGAGAACACATCTTTATTTAAGATTAATCCTCCACCTAAACTAACAACTGAAGGTTGTACCTGTGCCATTCTATGTAAAAGTTAAAACAGAAGTGTTGCTTGTTGTTCTAGATGTTGTATTTAGATTTACTCTAGTATCTTTCATATAATCTTGTTTATTTAACATCTCTGTTCTAATTCTTTGTACCCCTCTTTCATATTCTGCATTTGCAATATTTGCCATAGGTACATCATTTCTTAATTTATATAAATAATATTTTGCCCTATTAACAACTACGTCTGCATATCTATCTGGTAAATCTAAAGTATCTGTAGCTGCAGATAACTCTGTATGTGTTTTAAAATATTCGTATTCAACTGTATAAAAATCTCCATCAGGAATAGGAGATAATCCGAAACTTAAATGGTCTTGTGTTCTATATACAAATAAAGGTTTACCATATTGTGAATCATCAGTTACTTCATCCTTAGTATATAGTCCTTGTAAGTATGCATCATAACTAAGATAAGATAAATGTAAAGGTACTTCATCTTGTGATACTCTAATAAAATCTATATCTAAATTATCAGATGATGAGTTTGCTAATCCTACAAATACAGAACTTGTAGTAGGAGTAAAGTTAGTTGATAATATTTTACCATTACCTGTATCAGTTACAGTTATTGTATCCGTTAAAACTTGTGTACCACCAGAGGATGTTCCTATTTTTAATGTAATAGAACTACCACTAGAACTTGGGTCCATTACTCTAACACTTAGTCTATGTTTTTTATTTGCTACAGTAGTAATAGATTGTGTTACTTCTGCAGCGTTTAATCGTAGTCTACCATTACCTGTAGAATTATAAGCAGGGCTACCACTAACTGTAGTCCAACTAGTTATGTTTGATGTAAATTCACCATTAGTAATTCTTTCTGTAGGTCTAATTCTAAAACTATCAAAGTCTGCTTTTCTAAATGCAGCAGGAAAAGTATACTCTTGTTGCCCTGAAAAAGTAGCTTGTGTTCCATTTGTATGTAACCAAGGCCATTCTATTTCAGCCATATATAATTCATTAACAGCTTTATTAATGAAGTTCTTAGCAGAGGTTTGTATTCCTCTACTAGAACCAAATGTAGAAGAAGTTAATTCTACTTCATTCAATTCATTAAGTGCTAAATTAGTTAATGTTAAATATGTTTTTGTTCCTGCCATTTGCTATCCTGTTTTACTTGGTTGAGTGCGTTTATTTCTTCTTGTGTCATACAAACCATCATGCTTGAGTGTATGGTTTCTACGGGAAACTGGTTTTCTATTGATTCTTTTAGTTGTGGTTTTTTAGTTTGTATAAATACACTACAGGTTTCTATTTCTGTAAAATCTACAAATCTATATGTAAAAAGTTTTGGAGATACTTCTCCATGTAATAATATAACTAATACAACAAAAAATTTCATTTAAATTAAAGAGAGGGGCCTAAACCCCTCCCTGTGTGTTCTATTATGCAATAGATACTTTTTGTGCTTCTGAGTCACCTTCGCCATCATAGTCAGCAAGTACACAGAATACACGGACTTTACAGTCCACTGCACCTGTTGCTACTACTAAGTCGATAGTGTCAGCAGCAGCATATATACCATAACCGATAGATGTAGTTCCCATTGAACTATCACCTGCTCTTGCTCTGGTTACTTCCATACCTGCAGTTGCTGTTGAAGCTGCAACGTATCTATCTACGTCTGCTCCATCACCAAGAGATAATGTTCCAGAGTTACCTGCTCCGTCAGCAGTTAGAACATCCATACCTGCATATAAACATAAAGTGTTTGCCGGTACTTCGATTACTTGTACAACATCACCCGCTGCGTTAGTGAAAGAAGAAAAGTCCACAACTTGTGTGACCATTCTTACAGGCTTACCGATTGGTAGACCAACTGCAGAAGATGTATTACCTGTTACTGTTAAAGTTGCCATTTAATTATCCTCCTATTAGTCTATTAAGATGTGTGAAAGAACTAAAGCATTGTCTCTTAATACTTTTCTTCCAAACACGTGTAAACCTCTAACTACATCTGAGAAAGATTCAGGGTGTCTAATTACCTCAATCTTTGCAATGTGATTAGCTGTTGCTGTAGATGACATATGACCACCTAATACTTTAAAGAAGTTCGAAGTTGAACTTGCTGCAAAGTTGTTTGTCATGTATACATCCATGTTCATGATTTTACCGCTAAGTACTTTACCATTTCTTAATGGTGTTGCATTACCGGTTGTATCACTCATTAGCTTACTGTTTGCTTGACCTAGTTGCTCTACAAACTCAGGACCTGCTAAGAACCATCTGTTCTCCTCAGGTACATCGGCTGCATTAAGCAGTCTGTTATGTTTTGAGATTGTGTCTACTGGGTCTACTTCACTTGAACCAAAACCAACATCTTGGTCTTGGCCAGAGCCTGAGTCTGCTCCTAGTAAGTGGTCAGGTGAAGATGAACTTACACCTGCTACCATTGCTGCGATTACGTTTTTGTCGTACTCATTCTTGAGTGCATAAGCACCAGAAGAAGTTGCAATTGATTCAAAGTTAACATGAGAATGTCTTTCCTCAATGTCATCAACTTTAAATGAAAATGCGTTTGCTTGGTCGACAACAAGTTGGATTTGGTCATCAACGATATCTTGTGTGTCAACGACTGCTCCTCTTGAATACGCACTAACAGTAATAGTAGGTTCTTTGATTATATTGACTGTGTCACCGAAGTTTTCAATTTCACCTGCATAGTCAGTATTAGTAATTGCTTCTACTACTGATGCGGTTCTAAAAAACTTCTGGACTTTTTGGGAATAGATAATCGGGCTAAAGTTACCATTAGCTAGATTATTATGTCCTGAAGTGCTTGAAAAAGCCATGTTATCGTCTCCTATTATTAAGTTTAAAATTGATATGAGTTAACTATTTATACGATTCTTCCTTCTCTATGAGCCTTATCAATTTCGTCTTCAAACTTAGCATACTCTTCGGGCTTCATTTTTTTGATAGCATCCCATGTCCATTTCTTTTTTTCGGATGGTGTCTCAGATACTTTAGTTTTAGAAACTGCTTTTGCTGCTTCTTTTTTTGCATCGTAAGTTACCTTCTTATTAGAAAGTCCTCTGTCATACTTGTACAAATCTATTGCACGTGCTGCAGATTTTGGATTATCGGTATTATCATAAAGCCAAGATTGAACTGTACTATCTTGTACAGAAGCCCAGTCATGGAAATCAGAACTTTCTCTAATCTCTTTAAAGTCTGGATGCTTCTTTGCAAGTTCTACTTCTGCTCTATCTCTAGCTAACGAAGTTTGTTGTTTTTTAATTTGCAACAATTCTTCTTCCATTTCTTGTTTAGCTTTCATAGAAGCTTCT